TGAGTCTTGAGTCTTGAGTCTTGAGTCTTGAGTCTTGAGTCTTGAGTCTTGAGTCTTGAGTCTTGAGTCTTGAGTCTTGAGTCTTGAGTCTTGACATGTTAGTATCCTACGTTATTTTACCACTAGTTACTTTTCTTGTCATTAAAAAGCATTTAAATTTTTATATTTAATTTCGTTGACGTCAATGTTTTTTGCCAATGTACTTACTTCTTTATGTGAGCAGTTCATATTTTTGACGCCAACGAAACATTTAGTGCTTCCCTTCTATTAAGTCTAACCTAGCTTTTATTCTTTCTATTTCTCTGCGCTGCCATGCCGCCTCGATATAGAATAAGAGATCAGGTCTGACCCCCCATCTAGATCCTGCTGGCGTTATTTCAACGCGCTCAATGATGTCTTCTATTACCATCACTGGATTATCATCCTCATCAACAATGATGCTCCCGTCATTATCAGTCAGCGGCATTTCCCTTTGGCCAGTAATGACGTCATCATATACTGCGGGATAATCGTCATAGCAAAGAAAGGCATAGCGGCATGTTGTGCTTTCTTCTTCCATGAGTCCGTGAGAAATAAGAACATCACGAAGTTGCTGCGCGATTACACCATGATGTATCCTCGCCCCTTCTTCCCCCTTTATAGCGACAGCGTTCAGCCATTTATAAGCGATATACCTGACGTCACCCCAGGCATCCAGCAATGCTTCGTCAGGAGAGACCGGCTCTGTCTTTAATGTTCCGTCACTGGTAACCACAGGATTGGAGCCAAGATAAACTGTCGAGAACCTGTTTCCCGGACCACCAAGAGCATTTACATTATCAAGATAAGGTTTAACATCTCCGTTCTCAAAAAGATGTTCGAGTGCGTTATATACCGCGCGACGTGGAGTACTGCTTCCGGAACCATGCAACGTTATCATTGCACCATCTGCTGAAGACGTTGTTTCACCGCCGCTAACGATTAATCTCTGAGCGGTAACATCATCAGACGGTACTTTCTTCGCAATAATGGCGTAATTACCCTCAAGTTTGACTTCCGCGCGAACTTGTCCTGATGTACCTGCATGGACAGTCAGTGACTGGACGGCAACATCATCTGTGAAATCAACGGGTACAGGAACCGTCCTCACGCCTGACGTCGACATAAAAGTAGGAAGCGTTCTGTTAGGAGTGGCTCCGTAGACAAAATCCCTTGAAACAAATTCTTCCTGTTTAATTTTCACCCTGAAACAATACAAATCAGCCGGGTGACCATCGTGAACATAAGGATATTTTCTGTTGTTATCCCCTATGCTCCATGGGTTTAGAAAATCTTCCCCACCGAAAATGTAGTACAGCCAGTTGTCTTTGATACAAACTGAACCAACACCAACCGCAGAGTTAACTATTCCGCCCTGATAAATCTGATCAGTAACATTAACCCACTCTACATTATCCAGACTCCACTCATTGACGTTAACTCTGGTCATAAATGTTCTTGGATAATTTCCTGCATAACGGTTATCAGGTTCTCCTCCTTCCCACTCACCAAATGCGCGCTCACTGCCAAAAATAACCAGCTCATCGCCAACTTTGGCAAAAGGAAGGTTTGAGTGATGAACATTATTTGGGAAGCGAAGAGAATTCCATGATGTACCTAAATCAGAGCTTCTGTGCAATGAACTACCGGGTTGAGTACTTAATGTCCCCCTGGTCGTCAGATACAGAATGCCATCATAATATTTTACACATGGCTCAGATGCATTCGCCTCATATTCTGCAGGTATGCGTCTGCGAACAAAGCTACCAGGAGAACCGAAAGCATCAGAGAAATAGAGTATCCCAAGCTCGCGTGGACCAATATCACCATTATGGTAGCCAACAGCAAAACTGTTATCGCTAATCGTCGCAAAACTGTGAATCTCAGTAACAGGAGTGCTTCCGTCAACAAAAGAAGGAATAGTTCCAAGACTGGTTTTTCTCCATGGTGACGAGTGAAATGATGTGCCAAAACTCCAGTATCTACCCTCGTTATTCTGATCCACATCCTGGGTATTTTGCGTCGTAACTGTAAAGGTATTTTTATCAATAACAGTAGTCACCGTCATATTCCCGGTAACATCTGTAACACCAGAGTTTGAGAAGTTGACAAAATCACCAGCAAATAATCCGTGATCAGTAATGCGAATATAAGCGACTTGCTGATTTGCTGCTTTCGTTATACCACCATAAACGCGAAGGCTGCGACTCATTGGGCGATCCCACAACTCTGCAACCTGCAGTTTATTTCCTCTCACGGTCCGCGTCTCAATTACAGCAAAAAGGCGATTTCTGACAACCCCCATACTCATGCAGTGATAGTTAACTGTGGGATAGTTTTCATGTAAATCTGTAAGCCATTCCGGCGTTGTCCAGGTCTTCCCGTCATCTCCTGAGCGAACCCATGCAACATGGAGGTTATTTACACCATGGCGGTCTCCAGCCATAAAAGGCGCATAGATGACATTGTCATATACAAACGTTTTATCCTGCGTCCAGGCGTTGTACCACGGTGTATCTGTAATTTTAAATAACTCTCCCTGGATAAAATCTTCAGAAGCATAAAAAAGAGGCTGACCCGGTATTCTCTCAAATAAAAAACGAGCATTTTTAAATCGACTGACATCTGGAAGAGTTGATACTTTAAAAGTAAGCCCTCGCCCATCTATCTTTTCACCACCTGTTGCAACAGAAAGTAATTCTGATAGAGCTGATGTATCATCATGAACACCATCACCAATAGCCCCCCAACCTCTTACATCATAACTGTCTCTCCATCTTGCTATCTGAAGTTTTGGGTATTTATTCGCTCCATCTGGGTCTTCTAATTGCTGCCGTAGTTGATCTGGGTCATACTTCAGCACATTAGGAAAATAGAACTGCTGCGCACCATACGCATCATAAACAGCCATAGAATGGCCTTGCACGGTAACGAATTTGGCAATCTGTCCGTTATATACAGGATATCCAGCAGCGTTAATGATGATTGGTTGAGAAACAGGAACGTGAGAACCGTCTTCGTTCTCCACATAAGCCTGAATCTGGTTTTCAGGATTTACAGGGTCAGTATCAATTTTACCGATATAAATTTTGCCATTAGCTACGGCTTTAAAAGAACGCGCCATAGTGAAGAGTTGCGAAGGCATCGATACAATCACATTGGCTGTAATGTCTGTCATTTAATTTGCTCCAGATACAAGGAATCGCCGAAGCATGGCTACGGTGAATTTTGGGCATAAAAAAACCCAGCCGAAGCTGGGTCGTTGCGTTGGTTATTGACCTACACTTTTCGTGCAGGTAGTTAAAGTTTTATTGAGTGGCACGCTCTATCACGTATCGCTGCGAATGAAGCTATCTCTTTAAGTGCCCAGCTTTGCTCAGCCATTAAATGGCGAAGTGCTTTTAGTTCAGCTCTTACTGCTGAAACGTCATACCCCGCTTTTGTCAGAATATTGATTAGTTTATACGCCGGACTGCATTCAACGAGTGCGCTGCGGTCAAGAGCAACAGTATCACCGCATTGCTGCCTGATAATGGCGTAAGGTGCATTTTCAGCAAACCATGAAATCGGGAAGTTAATATCCAGTTTTGGCGCTGGTAACTCTTCTTGTTTGCCAATGAACTCACCTTCAAGTGGAACTCGAGCTGCAAGTGACAGTGCTTCGGTGAACTGCTCCTCACTGATTTCTTTGTACGAACATCCAAAATGGGATTTCAGTGAGGACCACATGGTGATCATCGCCTTAGCCTGTTTTTCTTTTGGCAGAGACTGACCGCGACTCATGACGAGTTGTTTAATGGCTTCCTGCTGTTCAGTGGTGATTTTACCCGGCAACGCCTTTTTAGCTTTGCGTGGGTTAACTACATGACCTTTAGTCCAGTACTCGTATAGCACATCGTCACACTCTTCCTGATACTGGATTACCTTGTCGCGGATTTCAGGACGGACTTTGTTTGGCTGAATGCTTGAAAGCCAAGCCGCAAACTTACGAAAGGCAAGGCATATCATTAACTGTTTACCGCCAGCAGAAGGTATTTCGATTTCCGAAATACCTTTGACAAATCTCTGTTTTAATTTAACAAATTGAGCAGCCCAAACCATACCCATGCCTTCTACAACGGGTTTCATAGGAACGTAAGGTTCATTGTTAATGCTGACCAAAAAGAGATTTGTTCCGTGGAATGGAACGTTGATTGTATGTTCTGCAATTGCTACACTCGTCATGTCGTTAATTCCTATGCGTGGTTTTACGATACCGAAGCCCTGACTGTTACCGCAGTTGGGGCTTCACTGTTTTGATTTCTTTGCCGCATCAAGCATCACTTCTGAAAACGTGCGCTTGCCACTGAATACTCTTTCTCTTCTCAATTTTTCGTTCGTGCCAAATGATTCGCCATGAACAAAATTTGGTCTTAAAATGGTAATCGCAATCTCTTTGACTACTGCATCCAAGCGAATCACACCGTTACCCCCTCTCTCTTCAGGCTGTCTATCAGGCGCTTGATAACCTCTGAGTTAAACGACCTGCACTCTTCCTTTGCCCTGCTACCGATAGCATCCTTTAACGACTGCGGCATCCTTACCAAAATCCTACTTATTTCTTTCTCCATGTTACCCTCCCCACAAACAACTCTTTCCGAATACAAAAGATAGCAAAGTGAGTATATCTAGTCAAAATTTTTTTGCATACACTTTGATATCAAATTGAATACCAAAGGTGTGATATGGCAAAGGGTGTGTCAATTTCTCCAACTACGGTAAGAATCCCTGAATCTTTACGCGAGGCTCTTTCTGTCAGAGCATCAAAAAATGGTCGCTCTGTTAACTCCGAGATCGTCATGATTTTGCAAGCCGCGATTGATGAAGATAGGTCGCCAAAGTCAGTTGAGTCATTTGCTCAGCAAGAAGCTGACAAATTCAAAGAGGCGCTGCTTGAGACGCTAAAGACCATGTATGGTAAGGATGAAAAATAATGCTGCACACAATTCATTTCTTATGCCCCGTTAACACTGCCACTGTTGGGCAACTTCAGAACCACTGTCTCACCGCATTATCTCAGGGCGCAACTGAATTAAATATCCATATATCAAGTCAGGGAGGGGAAACTGCCGCTGGCTTTACTGCGTATAACTTTCTTAAGTCACTCCCTGTTACCGTTAGAACTCACAACATAAGCAATGTTGAATCCATAGCTAATATCGTTTTCCTGGCTGGCTCAGAACGTTTCGCAAACCCATTATCAAGATTCCTGTTACATCCTCTATTATGGGGCTTTGCCACCCCAGCCGCCGACCATGCCAGATTGAGAGAGTACGGGAAATGCCTCGATAACGATCTTGATCGCTTCGTTGAGACGTTCAATATCGACATCGGAACCCATATTAGGTGGGAATCCCTGATAGCAGACTCGACCATTTTGGATGCTAACAAGGCTCTTGAGCATGGCATAATTAATTCCATAAAAACTGCAAGGCTGGTATCCAATCAGGCAAACTGGTGGGTTGTTTGATGGGTAAATCATGATTACTCCTTATAAAAAACCCACCTGACGGTGGGTTTCATTTCTTAATCTTGCTTCGTAGAAGGTATAAGAGATGCATTTGCCTCTTTTGGCTTCAATGTATACATCCCACCATTAAATGGATCAACAGCAAGCCAACCGATTAACCCACCAAACACAAGGTTTCCACCAATATACCAACCATTAGCATTGGCTTTGATTGGCAGGGTAACTGGTTCGTACCCATCCTTTTCCATAGTGATCTGGTAGCTCTTTTTGCCAAAATAACTACCATCTGACTTGGCAAGAGTTACTCCTTGTGGAGTCTTGCCTTGCGCAACAATCACGCCTGATTCATCTTTTACCTTAAAGCTCGCACCGGAAGGGTTGCTGTTCACTTGCACAAGTTGCGTTTCATCACCAACAATAGTTGCGCACCCAGATAACATCATAGCGCCAGCAACGACGCCAATAATCCTCTTCATATCAATTTCCATATTTAAAAAACCGGAAACATCCTAATGACAAACCATTCAAATGTGAAGTAGGCAAAAGATGTTTGCTTTTTTCATGGTATCCTGCTCAAAACTAAGGAGGTTGGTGTGAAGCGATGGTTCCTCATAATTACTGTTTTCGCGATCATTTACACTATTTTCCCTGCATTAAAAGCACCAATGCAAATAATTTCGCTTGCAATAATTGCAATTGGTGCTTTCATTGCAGTAGCCGTACTTGTGTTTAAGGTTTTAAAGTTTTTAGTTTGGCTATCAAAAGACGATGGATGCAAAGTTCATCAAGAAAAAGAAGGCAAAATAACCAAAGTTGACTAACTGTCACTAGCGAGCCATGTAATAATCCCCGTGCGGGCAATGGTTTTTGCTTCATCTGTTGATAAGGTTTTCTCCCATCTCTTAAATGCCCCAGATTGCATCAGTTTCCTTTCTATTACGCGTCTCACTTCTGCTCTGTCTACTGGTGCGTTTTGCAGGCGAAATAGCATTGATTTAAACTCAGGAGAAGACAGTAGAGCATCAGCAGCCTTTATCCTGCTTGTTTTCCCTGACATCAATGCTGACGTTATCACCCCTGTTGCACCTACACCAGGAAGACCAGATAAGCTTGTAATACCTTCCGCCGCAGCAGCTTTTGAGGCTATTCCATAAATTTTTGCTAGACTACCCTTTTCTTTCAGAAAGTTATTAACTTGCTGATCCACAAGACTACTAGCATACTGCTTACCAGTATTGAGTCTATTCATAGCCTTAGCTGCTTGATAAATCGTATCAAGGCGCTTTGATGCATCTGTGCCAATAGCATCACGGAGAGCCTTCATATTGGCCCCATTGCGTGACATTCCGTTATACCATTTTACAAATCCATCAACTCCTAATTGCTGACCAGGTGATTTGGCATAGCTGGTAAATGCTTTATTCATTGAGGTGAGCGCAACTTCCTGCCGCATATCCTTTGGAATCGACTTCATTAATTGCCTAAAGTCGCCACCGTTTCCTTTTGCCATATTAACAACAGCACTTTCAACTTTTGGAATTGCTGATTGCTGAAGTTTTCTACCCAAGACGGTTACAGCATCATCTTCAATGGATTTTCGTTTTTTTACCAACTCCTTACCAAGCGTCCATAATTCCCCTGCGCCATATTTTTCTGCGACAGCCTGTTGGTCATCTGTTATGGCTGCATATAACTTTTTAAGAACACCTGTTTCTTCATCCTTGAATGGACCAGAGCCTTTGCCAATAGCTTGTCCAACCTGCTTTCTAGCGAGATCTAAACGCCCATACGTTGGCAAGGTGTTTGGATCAAGTCGGTTCAATGTCCGCTTCATTATTGGAGATAATTCATCAATTCCACCTATATCATCAGCAAAATCCTCTAAAAAATTCAATGTATTAGTTGCCTCAATCCGGTCTCTTACAGGAACCTTTTCGGCAATTTTGTTGTAGATGTTATCTGACTGATTTTGTAATGATGAAATGGTTTTATCAAAATTATCTGCAAGCCTGTCAGAAACCAGTTGCTTATCAAGGCTTCCCCCAAATGAAGTTATCATTTCATCAGCTTTTCTTCCTAATTCAGTAATAAAACGCTTATGCGCCTCACTAATCTCTGTGCCAGGGAGACTTGCCACTGCATTATCAAGAGCCCTGACAGCAGGATTATTAGAGATCATGCCTGGAGTGGCATAATTTTCCAGTTCTAGCTCACGAATAGCATTTATCGCGTTAAAATCAGGATTAACTTCATCGGCGAAATCTTGAATAGCTCGTTGCCCGCCGATAAATTTATTGTCCATTGCGCCAGCAGCTTTCTTTAACGTTGCTTTAGATGATTTACTACCCATCCCTACGGATGAGCGATAAATATCTCCGGCACTATTTTTAATTTTTCCTGCAATCTTCCCAAGCGCTGGACCAACAATCTCTGCTACAGGGCCAGCCACAGCGCCAATAGCAGCTCCAGAAGCAACATCGCTATTTGTTCCATTGGCTACAATAGCCCCTTCTCCAGCACCAAGCCCTGCGGCGGCAGCCAGCCTTGCCGCCCCTTTCGGAACCTGAGAAATAATCCCACCACCACTAACAAATGGTGCTGCTTGTCCAACGAACTCACCAACATCTTGTGCGGTTGATGGTTTTGCCGCTAACTTCTGCTGTAGAGACTGAATTGCGGCTTGCTCTTCTGGTGTCATATCCTGAAATAGACCAACACCTTTACCAACATCCATCAATCCACTGAGAACGCCATACATAAAACGGTCGAAGCCGTTAGCATTATTAACAACATTTTCCTGTCTGGAGTTTTCCTCTGGTGAAACCAAAGGTGATTGCTGCTGCTCTGGTTGGGAATCAAGCACAAAACCATCAGGAAGCTGTGAGTTATCAGGCTGATTATCGAGAACAAATCCTTCGGGTAAACCTACATCGGTTGCCATTGTCCGTTCCTATAAATGAGTTTCTGACCAGTTTTAGGGTTCGTTGCCGTCGCGCCTTCTGATATCCCACTTGGCGCAGCTTTTGTCTGCCCATTACCACCTTGTGGTGTAGGCTGCGCTGGGACATCGTCAAATAGCTTGGCCTTCCTTCTCCCTAAGCTTTTTTTCAGCCCTTGAGGAATAGTATCTCCATACGTATCCAGATATTCGTCTACCTGCTGGTTAAACTGCTGCCCCATAGCGTTGGCGTTAATTTTGGCTGCGTTAACAATGTTATCCCTCGCTTCCTGTGACAAGCCATTCCCTGCATTAAGCTGGTCTACATATCCTTTTATCTGCCCCCATATGCCATCAGAGCGCATGACCTGAACCTGTTCACCTTCGCGAACAACTGACTGAGGGTCGAGAGACTTCATGTAATTAAAGATAATCCCAAGTTGGGCAGCGCCAGTATTTACCTTGCTAAGGGCTTGCAGAGAGTTTGCCGCCGCTCTGACAGAGTTATAATTTTTGCCAAAATTGGTAATATCAGAATTTAATCCCTTAATTAAGTCTGCTGACGGCTTACCTTTTTGCCCCAGCTCCATTAGCTTCAATCCCATCTCATCTGAGTGCATTTGTGCCCGCTGAGCCCTGTCTAGTTGAGCGTTTTGGATATTTGCCCATCCTCTCGCATTCTCCATGTCAGCCTGACGGATGCTTTCATCCAATCGCCCTTGCTCAAGTCGACGCCCCTCCATTCGATCTTTGATATCGAAATACTTCTCATGACCGAGAGAAAATAGTGCCAGATTACCTGTGAAGTGCTGGAAGCCCTGCGGGTCATTAACCTGCATTTCCGCAATAGTTTCTGGAGGGATACCTAAACGACGCATCTCCTTTTCGTTATCCATCATGAACCTGCCAAATGCACCCGGACCAAGCGACGAAGCGACCTGAGCCTTAAGCGCCAGATTGCCAAAATCATCCCGCTGGGCGTCATCGACATACCCCATGCCTTTACGGACTTCCTCAAACTCTTCGGGGAATGCTGTAATAAGATTACGCATCTGCTCCCTGTCGCCGGACGCATAAGCATCCGCATAACCTTTCTGGAATGCCGCTTTACGTTCCTGCTGTTGCTGCTGCTTATAAATATCAGCAACTCCAGCCAGACCACGTAACGCGGTCAGACCAACGTTATTTGCACCTGAGCGAGCCAGTTCATTGTTTTCGCGGATCAGACCAAGCGTTGCGTTAATGTCGCTTGCCTTTGGCGCATTCTCATTTTGCGTACCGATGCCAGCCAGAAAACCACCAGAATTAATACCCTGTTGCCACGTAGCCATTGATTACCCCTTAAAACAACGAGCCAAGCAGACCAAGACCAGCACCGATACCAGCACCCCACGGAGTTGATAGCTCGAGAGCACTGGCTATGCCACCACCCAAAAGCGCACCGGATGCAGCACCACTAACACCCTGCCGCAATGCTGACGGTCGGTTGGCGTTTGCCGCTGCAAGAGCAGCGCTTTGCTGTGAAATCTGGCTCATGTTGTTGGCATATGTCTGCCCGGCGTTTGCCTGCCCCTGAAGAGCGCCAAGACCGATATTTGCCAGGTTGTTGTAATTGTTCATTTGTCCAGACAGCCATTGCTGACCAAGCGTTGGTGCGATTGTTGCTAACTGATTACTGGTTGCGGTGGAACCCAATCCACCTGTTGCTTCCGCTGCCGCCAGACTCTGATAGCGAGCCTGACCAGCAAGATCTTTGTACTGCTGAGAGTTGTAATACTGGTTAAGTGCCTGACCTTGCCCTTCCAGAGACGATAAGTTCTCAAGGCTGCCGACATGCTTCCCAGCCAGAGGAGTAAACGGCTTCAGGTTGTTCATGATGGTATTGAACTGCTGATTTTGCAGGTCTGCGGCATACTTCTGAGCTTCTGCGGCATACTTTGCACTTTTATCAGAGCCACCTTTCCCGCCTTTTTCAGGGCAATAAGGTTCCTCGCCGCGCAGTTTTCTGCCCAGCTTAAATGCATATAACATGGCTATCTCCCGTGATTCAGGAAGTCGATTAGTTCTTCGCGTGTGGCGCTGTAAAAAGTCACGTCATCCACGCCTTTGAAGTATTTCTTGATGGTTCCTACACGCTTAAGGCCAATAATTGCGCAGTACATCTGCCCGTGGCGGAATTTGCGTGCAGCGAACGATGTGACGCACTGAACGGTGGTGTTAGTCAGAATGTATCGCCAGAACGCCAGCCCGATTTCCTTGCTGAATCCACGAACCTCTGGCAGGTACATGGCGTGGCAATCGAATGTCAGCGGCTGAATCTCCTGATAGTAAACAATGCCGCCGAACTGACCGTGCACGTTAACCTCAAAGTAACGGCATTCAGGTTTGTAGTCGTATCCATCACCGTTGTTGCTCCCGGCGATAATGTCAGGGTGATTTCCTACGGCTTCTATCAGGTCGATGTTTCGCGTTGGTTTGAATGTAATCATCAGTCAATCAGCCCATGTAATCTAAGTGCTGTTTCAAGCGCCAGAATACGCTGCCGCGCCTGCTCCAAACCTGTAGCGAGAGCTGCGACTTCGGATTGTGTGTACGTAGTGCCGACCGTGTATGACTGGTTAGCGTTGAATGAACCAAGAAGTGGCGTACCTGTGGCTGCAGTCCATCCGCTCTGCCTTGCTCCAACGACCTGAATTCCATCAACTGAATATGATGTTTTTACATCCAGCGGTGACGCAAGAGACTGCAATTCGGTTACGGTTTTCGATACGTAATCACTCTTAATGCCAGAGACATCGTTTTCTACGTCATCCAGTCTTTGGTCAACAGTGACCAGATGCGCCTGAATATCGATAACCTCATCCAGCAAGTAATCAACATCGCTACGCAGTACGACTATCTTCCCTTCGGCAGTTGTTAACCTGACCTCAAGTAGATTTATCGCTTTTGTGTTTGCGGTGATTCTTGCGTCGTGATCAGCCAGTTCGACATCCTGTTCATCGTTTTTTACCTGGGCATCGTAAGCGCCCTGACCAGCCTGATTTGCCTTCCCGGCAATTGCGCCGACATCAGCCCCCTGATTAATGACATACAGCAGGTAAGACTGGCTGAATATATTGCGTGGAAGGATTGATGTATCGAGTCGTGTAGCCTGAATTGTTACCGGCTCATTGAGATTCGAATCAGCCATTACTCAATCCTTATCTGGCAACCAGACAGAGTGACAGGTGACTTCGTGATAACGCGCAATTTGAAGCCGACATTTTTCCTGATGCGCCCTACTCGCTTCCACAAAACACGTTTGTCGTAAACGAACGGTTCATTCTGCTCAATCATCTGCTCACGCCCGTAATTGATGCCGTCAGTGGTTGCAGAGAGAAAAAGGCGGTCAGCATACTGCGCAACGCCAGTTGACGACTCAACCTCAAGGTCGAAAACTCTGGCGTTATCCGCTTTGAACAACGGAGTAAACAGCAGGTGTTCCTGTTGCCTGTCGTACTGGCTGCTGATATCGAACTGCAATTTCCCTGTCATCGATTCAAGCTTATCGCCGCACGTAATTTGGTTGCCTTCGTAAATGAAGTCGATAGCGCGGTACACATCGTCATACAGGCCTGTTTTCAGTACACACCATTGCGGACCATTGGCGCTTGAAGATGCGTCGTACACGAGGACGTGGCGCGGCAGGTGAATAATCAGCAACTCATGAGCATCAAACCGCAACGATTCCATCACGCCATCAGCCAGTTCATCAGCAGTGTAGGAGCGGAGGATTTTCTCAATGCTCGCGCTGGCTATTGGTGATACCTGACCGGAGCCGATGATGTATACAGAAGGCGCGCCTGTTGCCGGATTGCTGATGAACGCATACGAATCAGCAAACGGCGTTTTGCAGTAAGTCCCGGCAATACCTTTCTGCACCATCAGCGATGGCTGTGCGACATACAAAGCGGCACCAACAGTGGTTGCACCAGTCATGGAGAAATATTCAATCGTTGATGAACCAAAGCAGACAATGAAGTCTCGCCATGTTCCGATGCCGATAATGCCGTCAGGCTGCGATTCTGCGCGATATTGTGCGCTGTATCGGTCAGGGTGCGATTCGTCTTCAAGGTCAGTAATAAACCATGAATCCGTGCCGTCTTTTGACCACGCATAACGCCCACGTAAGCGTGTAATGTCGCGGACTGAACCTAACTCATACTGCGTAAATCCGCTGTCTGCAGGCCAGTTTGAGACGGTTTTAACCGTGCCATCATAGCGATACTCAACCAGTTGACCATTAACGCCTACAGCCTGAGATGTTCGACCATGCGCCATTGATACACGACCACTTCCGGCAACATCACCGACTTCACTTTCTCCTTTGTACAGCTTGCCGCCACACACGCGATAAACAGCATTCTGCGCCATGTTGTACTCAACTCCGCGCGATACACCGTTTACATCAGAGCGTTTGGCAATGCCCGGGAATGAGCGAAGATATCCGCTGCTGTTGAGTATTTCTTTGGGCGTAGCCAGCATATTCACTGGCAGATAGTCGATATAGTCGGCGTTTCGAAAGTCTTTGCCGACACCTTTCATAAGCGGAAGTTGCTGAATCGGCATTTATTCACCTCACGTACTCGGATCATCTTTCTCGATGTAAAACCGATTCCACGTAAACGCGCTTTTTAACCCCGCCCCGCGAGGCATATCATTTCGCCGCTCAAGTGGTGGTATTTTGGTTAAAGCGATACAGATTGTTTGATATGCACTGTCAGCAGCGGTAAGGAGAGCGTCTGACGGCTGAATGACGTTATCCATGCACACTTGCACAGCGAGTTTCAAAGCGACGCCATCATTTGCCCATGCAGGGATACCTGAATCATCGTCAGGTAACGGCATGATGCCGTTTTCTGTATCAGCAAACTGATATCCAAGCTCGATACCTTTAGCCTGCCATGCTGCCATCATGTCTTCGAGGTCATTAATGGCATCTTCAATTGCCTGAGGGTCAGCATCTGTCAACGTGGCATTGGAATACAGCCCGGCTTTTCGTAAAGCCTTTAGAACGAGATCACCCTTCGTTTTCGCCATCTTCTTCCGCCTTAGCCACTTTTTGCTTCGTTGCGGTTTCTTCAGGAGTTTTTACCCAGCCTTTTTTCAGGTGAGATTTAACTTCTTCGTCATCAACGATGATGTAATCCAGCGAGTGGGGGCCGCAGGTGATCATCGATCCCGGCTTATAAAGCATGATTTGAGACATTTCGATCTCCAAAAAAAAAGAGGGGCCGAAGCCCCTTGGATTACTGGTTAGCCAATACCAGGCCGGTGAATTCCGGGACCAGTACGCTTGCGCCAGCCAGCGTGGTGAAGCGAGTCCACGTTTTGCCAGATTTAGCGTCGAATTGGTAAGCCATGATGATGGTCGCACCCTGCTCGGTCGTTGCGGTCATAACCTGCGGACCCTGGCCGGTAGGGAATGCCAACTTGCCATACATCAGCTCAACAGAACCCTCAGCGAAGAAGATGTTGGAAGCCGCAGCCTTCTTGTTGAGGATGGTGATCGCCGCGTTTGCCACCGGATTGGCGGTAACGTTCTGGTAAGGAATAGACGCCTTATCCGCGTTGTCTGGTGGCAGAATTTTCGGGCTGATGGTAACGGTAGTGCCATTTACTGCCAGGACGCGGAATACCTGCGGCTTACCTGTATCCACCTTCTTGATCATGTGGACACTGTTAACGCCTGCGATAGTGAATGCATCGCCGACAGCCAGTACGCCAGCAGTGGATACGGTGATGTCACCCTGGCGGTTATCGGTAGGCGCGCCGTTGGAATCCATCGCGGTAACTTTGTGTTTTACTGCGCCGCCGAGAGTTACAGCGGTAGCTGAACCAGCCTTCATTGCGCCAGCATAATCAACGCGGAAACTGTCGAAGGATGCCACAGGTGGAATCTGAGCTTTCTCATAGGCTGTCAGAGTTGCACCGACCGCATATGCGCGAGAGCCAAGCTCCTTAGCCAGGTCTTTGTAGTTGAACGGGTTGTAGAACGCCTTGCGCTGACCACCCTGAGGCACACCAATGGACAGCATCATTGCATCAACGTCAGCCGATGCGTTCCAGAGTTCTTCGCCGAGAGTGCTACCGGTGGACGCCGATTTAATGGTGACCACGTTGGTGGAGCGAGCGACCACCTCATCGACGATCATGTTATCAACCCACGCCGCCAACTGGCGACCCGCCGCCTTGCCAGCCTGCTCTTTGTGCCACGGATCGCGCATTTCTTTTGCGTCCAGTTCGTAGATGACGTTCTCTGGCTCGCGGAAGCGAGCAGGCACCTGACGCTGAACGAGTGAGTTTGCAGTGGCCGAAGTCAGATCAAGTCCGCTCACGGTTTTCAGGTGGTAGCCCTGAGGGCGATAAACAACGTCGCCAGCGCGCTGCATTTCAATGTCGCCCGGTCGGAACTTGCTGCACTCGCGGGAAACGACATTGGACGCCTCAAAACTATCAATGACGCTCTCAAAGAGGATTTCGAGGTCTTTTGTTAACTGGTTAGACATAGGTATTTAGCTCCGATGGATTATTTTTTAGCTTTGTTCTTCGCCGCCCGGTATTCGGTGTAATCACCGGTGTCGCGCGCTTTTTCGAGAAGTTTGTCGAGGTTATTGATTACTGCGCCGTTGCTCCCCTTAACTGTCGGGGTTGTGGCTGCCGTGGTTTTTGCTTTTGGCATGATTCTGGCCTTCGATTCGATACGTTCCAGCAGACGACCAATTGCTACGGGGTTGGTAGCTTCTGCCAGTTGCTTGCGCAGTTCAGCGTTGCGACCGAGTGCCAGAACAACGATTTCCGGCTTCTCTGACTCAAGAAGGATCATGTCCTGAATGTGAACAGGAACATCTTCGCGTACAGCCTGCTCTGCATCCTGGTAACCAGCCACTTTCAGTGCTTTTACTCTATGCATGTAATTGGCTGCTTTCTGCTGAAGCGTTGCGGTACGCGCCTCTTCCTCTCGTTTCCGCTCTCGTACTTGCTCCTGGTATTTGCCATTATCCTCTGCCCACTTAGCCATGCGTTGCTGGTAGATTTCTTCATCGAAACCGATGTCCTCATCATCCAGTTTTGGCATTCGCGGTGGTTGAGTGATTACCGGCTGCTGCTCGACGGGTTTCTGAGACTGACGCATCAGCTCTTTCAGCTCGCGGTCTTTCTCTTTAATCGTCTTGCGCAGGTGTTTTACCAGTCCATGCTCAGCGCCATCTTCGCTGGTTGGCGAATCCAGCTTTTCGTCACCAAAGTAGAATTCCTGTTCTGATTCGTCGTCATCAGTTTCAGTAGCCTCCTCTGCATCATTGCCTGAGGACTCACTGCCATCTTCTGTTTCGACTTTTTCAGCCAGTTCGACATCATCAGGAATCTGCTCTGACGCGTCGGTTTCGATTTCAACTTCTGGTGTGTTTTCTGCCATCTGGTCCATTTGTTACCCCTGTTTACTCGATGTTCAGCCCATCGGAAGGCAATAGGGTGCCAGGCCTCATAAAGACAGCCATTGCACGTTATGGGTTAATTACTGCTGTGGTTGTTGCTGAGTTGATTTTTGCAGGATGCTGCTGATGTCCATGCGCTGCGCATGGCCCTGTGCCTGACTTTTCAGGACAAGCTCTGCATCAGCACGGGCATTGTCTCCTTGCTGTTGCTGGAACTGTCCGAGCAGTTTCAGAGCCTCGCGGATATCAGATTTCTGCTGGCTATCGGCAGATGCGAGGATTTTCACAACATTTGCCGCTGCAACCTGAGCATCAGTCTGTGCCTGGAATGCTTTAACCTGAATGGCTGCCTGCTCGTTCTGCGCTTTCTGCAATTCAGCCTGACCAGCAAGAAGCTGACCTTGCGCAGCAACCATAGCCGGATCTGGCTGACTGGCCTGTTGTTGTTTCGCCTGCTCAACCATCTGCTGTTCTTCTGGCGTTCTCGGCTTGATAACTCCAGACAGAAGCAACTGATTGCGGTTGTATTCTTTAAGGTCGTCCATCCCTTCGCCGTCCATATTGTCGAGGATCATCGACGATACAAGGTCGTGTTTCGGCGTTCCGGGCGGGATAAGTGCCAGCATGGAAAGTAACGACTTAACCGTTGCGTCACGGCGAGTAGCGAACGACTGACCGACATCGACAGTCACTTCATAGTTACCCTGCGAAAGGTCGTTAAGCGCGATAACCTGCCCTGTCTGACGGTCAACCACTTCACCAGTCATCAGCGCCACGTCATCGCTGCCATCCTCATTAACGATGCGCATTGGCGTATCGCTGCCATAGACTTCACGAGCCATAGAAAGCCACACGACGCCAGCACGGCGCATGGATTTAGCCATGTTGTCCATGTAGATATAGGACTGCGTGTCCATCCGGTTAAAGATGCTATCAACGGTATCGGTAGCGACGTTGCTCGGCATGTTCTCAAGCTGCGACGCACCTGTAATTTGCTGAATAGCCGTTCCGGTGTACTGCAATAGCCCGGCAAGAGCTGGCGGCATTTGTGTCGGAGGTGTCCAGCCAGCAACCTGAGCTTCTGAAATGACTGTTCCGTTTTTGTCCTTCTTGCTGGTCATAGGAAGAACTGCAGGTCTTTTCTTATTCCTCTCTGCCCAGTGATTCATTAATGGGCCGGGAATGAAATCAACATCCACGATAGGAATGCCATCACCGCCAGCCTGAGTGGCGTTATCTGCAATCATGGAAACCATCAGGTTCTCAAGACGCTGTGCATCCATCGCTTTTGCTGCGTGGCCTTCGATTCGCTCCTGATTATCAACAAATGAGCGACGCCCATATACCGGGATGAGTGGAATATGTTCGCCCGGAATACGCTTCGGTTCTTCCAGCCATTCAGCGCCAGACAGAAGGCCGCAATAAACGCGGCGTTTCTTCACCGTTCGCTCACCAATCAGTTCGAATGCGCCATCGGTTAGCTCGTCGACAATATCTTTGATTTGATCTTCATCATAGATTGCCGTTTCTCCGCTAACAGGGTTGCGCCACGCCGTGAGCTTCACCTTCTCTATGCGGACTTCGTAGTAACGTCCAACATAGATGGCATCTGGCGTTGACCAGTCATATTGAGTGCCAGTGTCATCACGAGAAAGGCTTGCCGCGATGGAATCAGGGTATTCAGCCTCGAACGCTTTAGGCGTCATGGAGAACATTTCCATAGCCCACATAGCATCAGAGCGGTCATATTGCTTGCTGTCCTGATCAAAGAAGACGCATGTCGCTGGGTCGTAAACAGGAAGAAGGCTGATGCGGCGCTGCTCGTTACTCGGATCCATTTCATCTTCGTAATCGGCACACATGCGGAAACAACCGAATCCACCCGTTACGGCATCATCAAATGCGTTATCACACGCTTCGCCACCGGATGTTTCCTGATAGTCAGCGCGGAATTTGCCGTTCATTTTTTCGGCTAAAGCTTCCGATGCCTTGTCATCCTTCGGCCTGAATTTAACGCTGATGCGATTCTGTCGATACTCGCCAATGATGCGATCACATTCACGGGAAATCTTATTCAGTTCAAAACGCGGATAATGCTCAAACCTGCCTTCATCAAATGAGTAACCAGCGTTTGTGCTGCCTTCCCACTGTGCGCCGGACACCCGGACGAAACGCTGAGCCTCAATAATCTGCTCACGCATATCCTGCGTTGCTGACCAGGCATTATCAAAGTTGCACAGCACCTTGCGATGCCAGTCAGTCATCTTTTTTTCTGCCATATCAACCTACACCACAAGGAATTGAGTAACTGGAATAGTCGGGTTGCGCAGCCGACTCCGGGCAATGCATACACATCATCAGCGCATCAGCCAGGTTAGGAGATGGAATACCGAGCTTCTGCTTCATTTCGACCTTAGTCATTAGCTCCAGCTTCCCGTTGTTATTGAATTTGCGCTGAATCTGCGTCAATTCTGCAAACAGCTTCTCCAGCATCTTCTCGCCTATCGCTTCTTTGTCGAAGCTCAGCATGTCGTCGGGGTCTGCATACTCACCGTGGACAACCGCCCGATATGTCAGATACAGCCTGTCAGCCAGTGCGTAATAGAATTGCGCTCGCTTATTGCGGAATACATCGCCAATAGTACGAACGTTGTCACCCTGTACGACTTCATCAGCCCATGCTCCGGCTTGATACGGTGCATCTTCATCGAATGGCGATTCGCTGCCCTTGAACATCGTGGCGGTGATTTTCTTGCCGGAAAACGCTTCCGTTGTCTGTCTGCGTAGCCCGGCACCAACACCATCACCATCCCACAGGTAATGGTCAGCGCCGTCTTCAATCGCCAGCGAAGTAGCCCAGTCAGCACCCTCGTTGATGTCCATCAGCAGACCTTCGGCAATGCGCTTAACTACCGAACCGTGACGCGATGCATAACCTTTAGCATCTGGCCCTGTATCTGATGGGTCATGCGCAGAGACAACAGCGCCTTTCGCTTTCCATCCGAGTTTCTTGTGCGCATCGGTTGCGGCTTCAAGCCATTCACGTTTGATAATTGCCATATCACTTGCGCTCACTGGCTCACCAAGCCAGATGTGACGATACAGTGTCGGATTTCTGCGTTTACACTCTTCCATCTCCAGACGGAGAACTTCAGGAAAGTGCGGGTTGTCGGTGTAGTTCACCGTCAACAGGCAAATATCATCAGGAGGATTTACGACGAATCGCTGATAGGTATCGTCGAGTATGTTCTTCGGGTTAAAGCTCACCCATATTTCAGAGAACGGCTTACGGATGGTTGGTATCAGGATATCCCATGATTCCTTCGTTACCGCTTCCGCTTCTTCCACCCAGCAGATATCAATACCTTCGAGCGATTTAATCTTCGTCGGGTTGTTTTTGATGCCGTAGAACATGAATTCAGCATTCGTTCCGAGATGACGAATCATTGAACGCTGAATTTCAAACTCAGCCGAATATCCTTCACGCTCGATGGTGTCTTCAAGCAGCCGGATTACCGAATCGCTGATACTGTTTTGCAGTTCACGAGCGCAAAGAATACGCACTGGCTGACGACGCGCCGCTTCAACAAGCAGCCTCGCAATTGCCCATGATTTACCGCTACCTCGACCGCCTTTGGCGACTTTGTAGCGATGCGCCTCAATGAACGGTTCAAAGATAGGATTAATCGAGGTCATTTTCCGAACAGAGTGCTCATCGGTGATGTTTCAATCTGAATTGCGCCGCCGTCTTTGCCTGTTAGCTCGTGATCAACCTTGTCGCGCCATTTATCCTTCTGTCGGTTCTTAAGCCAGAAGATGGCGGCAGTTGTATCAGGCGGGTAATACTTCTCAAGCGGAGTTTCGACAATTCTGTTTTCAATAACACGAATATCGATGTCTGGAGCCACGAAGCCCATAGCGCGTTGATAAAGACGGTCACTAACTTCTGCATCAGCGACGGCCTTACCCTTTTTTATGGACTCCGAAAACTCAGGATAATCAAGCTTCCACTTGTTAATAGTTGACTCACTGACTTCGAAGAAATCAGCAAGCTCTGCATCGGTGTAGCCCAGCAAGCACAGTTTGCGTGCCTGTTCGGCATACGCCTCTTGATACTTTGTTGGGCGCGCCATGTTTATGCTCCGGTGGTGAACAGGTATAACGCTTCCTTCGATTTACGCACCGCTTCGATAGTGCGGGTAGTGATATCTGAATTAGCGCCGCCTGACTGGAAGTGAATTTTGAATAGCTCAAGCTTCAACTCGTCAGTGCCAATGAATTGAAATGCTTCTTCTGCGGCTGCGTTCTGGTTCATGACCAGTTTGTAAATCTCTAACTGGAATTTCTGTTCTTCAGTCATGGGAATAATCTCTGCCATTGTTGGCTCCGTTTATCCGTTAAAAGGGATATCAGTTAAGTTATCCCGTGTAGGATATAAGCCATTATCAAGCCCACCCGTAGATAGGCTTTGTAATGGATAACCGTTGCTCAGTTCTCGTAATGCTTTGATTTTTTTCGATAACGCAGTTTTGCGTTTGCCATCAGCACGCGATATCGAGAGTCAACTGCAGTTGCTCACGCCAGTACTCGACATTTGCTTCAATAACCGGCTTATCCCATCGCCAGCGAGCCATCTCTCTTGCCCCATTGCTGGCTTTTGATTTCCGGTCATCGCGAATGCGACATGCTTGCTCATATTTCTGCTGCTCAGTCAGTTCACCGCGAAGCAGACTATCAATGTGCAGGTCGCACCATACGGAGAATTTCGGATCGCACCATCTTGCAAAGGCAACTGATAACTTTGGATGCAGCCATGTTCCGCCGCCCCTGTCCTTTCGTGCCTTGCTTGTTTTTACATACCCGGAATCACGGGTATGTAGAATTTTCGATGGTTCACCTGAATAAACCTCATCCAGAGCTCTAACGTATTCGAGAGTTTCAGCGTTGGACAACCAGTGATCCAGACGCTTCCCGAAACGTTTTGCAATATCAGTGGCATTAATCCAGCCATCAGTATTGAAGCGGATAGGTTCGCCTTTGTAATTTAGTGGAACGATATTCATAGCGTCTTACCTTTTAGAAAGATGAGCCTGTTCGCACAGAAAAGCCGCCCCGAGATGGTCGCCACCATATACGGCAGTTCTCAGGCTCAGCTTTCTGAAAGACTCGGGATTGTTACGCGCTGCGATGCGCGGTTTACTGCAGATGTAAAAAAGCCCCGCAAATGCGAGGCTAAATCCTGGTATTTGTAATGACTGGCTCTTATCTCAACGCAGCCCCTTACCGCGCGCCAGATGCTCAACTTCAAGCATCAGCAATGAGATGTTTAATCTGGATTCACTCCAGAAGTGATCACCACCCTGTCTACAGAGCCAGATGTGAAGGATGATGAGTAAAATTATCGCTATCATCGAAGGCATTGCGTCCTGATGTATTCCTGCAGGTAGTTAACCTGCGCGGTTATCTTGTCGATTCCACTTCGGAGACGGTAATAATTGAGTTCAGCATCTGCTGTAAGTCTTGGGCTTTCTCCATTGCCCATGCTGCTGGCTCCGGTCGTTGACTTTGCACAGGTGGCGGCGACTTGCAGGCGCTTACGACCAGCAGAAACATCAGCACGGAGACTTTCGATAGTCGCGTTAGCATCAGCAAGCTCCTTTGTGTATCTGGCGTCGAGTTCTGCTACATCACGTTGACGCTTCTGCATGTCAGCAATTGTGGATGCGGCCTTATCGCGCTGCTCTTTGTAGGCGATGGCGTTATCACGGTAGTGATTAACAGCCCATGACAGGCAAACGATGATGCAGATAACCAGAGCGGAGATAATCGCGGTTACTCTGCTCATACCTCAATCTCTCTGACTGTTCCGCCAGCTTCTTTGAATTTTGTAATCAGGCTGTCAGCCTTATGCTCGAACTGACCATAACCAGCGCCCGGCAGTGAAGCCCATATATTGCTGCAACGGTCGATAGCCTGACGGATATCACCGCGATCAATCATCGGTAAAGCGCCACGCTCTTTAATCTGTTGCAATGCCACAGCGTCCTGGCTTTTCGGAGAGAAGTCTTTCAGGCCAAGCTGCTTACGATAGGCATCCCACCAACGGGAAAGAAGCTGGTAACGTCCGGCTGCTGTTGATTTGAGTTTGGGGTTTAGCGTGACAAGTTTGCGAGGGTGATCAGAGTAATCAGTGAATAGCTCTCCGCCAACAATGACGTCATAACCATGATTTCTGGTTTTCTGACGTCCATTATCAGTTCCCTCTGACCACGCCAGCATATCGAGGAACGCCTTACGTTGATTATTGATTTCCACCATCTTCTACTCCGGCTTTTTTAGCAGCGAAGCGTTTGATAAGCGAACCAATCGAGTCAGTACCGATGTAGCCGATGAACACGCTCGTTATATAAGCGAGATTGCTACTTAGTCCGGCGAAGTCGAGAAGGTCACGAATGAACCAGGCGATAATGGCGCACATCGTTGCGTCGATTACTGTTTTTGTAAACGCACCGCCATTATATCTGCCGCGAAGGTACGCCATTGCAAACGCAAGGATTGCCCCGATGCCTTGTTCCTTTGCCGCGAGAATGGCGGCTAACAGGTCATGTTTTTCTGGCATCTTCATGTCTTACCCCCAATAAGGGGATTTGCTCTATTTAATTAGGAATAAGGTCGATTACTGATAGAACAAATCCAGGCTACTGTGTTTAGTAATCAGATTTGTTCGTGACCGATATGCACGGGCAAAACGGCAGGAGGTTGTTAGCGCGACCTCCTGCCACCCGCTTTCACGAAGGTCATGTGTAGAAGGCCGCAGCATAACTATCACTGATGAATTCAGGATAGCCAGTGGCTACGGCTCAGTTTGGGTTGTGCTGTTGCTGGGCGGCGATGACGCCTGTACGCATTTGGTGATCCGGTTCTGCTTCCGGCATTCGCTTAATTCAGCACAACGGAAAGAGCACTCGGTGCATTTAAGACAAGCTCCATAAGGGAGAATGCTCTTACCTGTTACACAGATATAAAAAATCCCGAAACCGTTATGCAGGCTCTAACTATTACCTGCGAACTGTTTCGGGATTGCATTTTACAGACCTCTCAGCCTGCGATGGTTGGAGTTCCAGACGATACGTCGAAGTGACCAACTAGGCGGAATCGGTAGTAAGCGCCGCCTCTTTTCATCTCACTACCACAACGAGCGAATTAACCCATCGTTGGGGCAAATTTACCCAACTTTATTCAAAAAGTCAATATCATGCCGTTAATATGTTGCCATCCGTGGCAATCATGCTGCTAACGTGTGACCGCATTCAAAATGTTGTCTGCGATTGACTCTTCTTTGTGGCATTGCACCACCAGAGCGTCATACAGCGGCTTAACAGTGCGTGACCATGTGGGTTGGGTAAGGTTGGGGATTAGCATCGTTACAGCGCGATATGCGGCGCTTGCTGGCATCCTTGAATAGCCGACGCCTTTGCATCTTCCACACTCTTTCTCAACAACTCTCCCCCACTGCTCTGTTTTGGCAATATCAACCGCACGGCCTGTACCGTGGCAATCTCTGCATCTTGCGCCCGGCGTCGCGGCACTACGGCAATAATCCGCATAAGCGAATGTTGCGAGCACTTGCAGTACCTTTGCCTTAGTATTTCCTTCGAGCTTTGCCACACCACGATATTTCCCCGATACCTTGTGTGCAAATTGCATCAGATAGTTGATAGCCTTTTGTTTGTCATTCTGGCTGAGTTCGTGCTTGCCGCAGAATGCAGCCATACCGAATCCGGCTTGTGATTGCGCCATCCCCATAGCAGCCATCACATCAGTACCGGAAAGAGAGTCAGAAGCCGTAGCCCGTGGTGAGTCACTCATCATTGGGCTTTTTGGCGAATGAAATTTAGCTACGCTTTCGAGTCTCATGGCCTTCCCCTTTTGCCCTGTTTGACCATCAGGACGCCGTTAACTATTACGTGACGCTCGCCTTTGCTGTCTCGGTTGTACTTGAGCACTGTTCCTCTTGCGCAGGAAAGCATCCTTGCCACTTCGGTCTGATTGCCTCGTGTCTGGATAAGAAGCTCTGGTATCGTTTGAATTGTGGCGTTCATGCGTTCTCCAGTTCGGTGATTTTTATTCCAAGCCTTCCGCCTGGTACTTTCACGCCACGAATTACGCGAATGTCATCGAATTGCTCGTCGTCTTCCGCAAATCCGGCGTGGATAAGGGAGTCGAGTAAACCTTTCAGGATGTTGTCGAGGTCGCGACGGCGGGAGTCCGGAACGTCTGCGATGACTTTGATACGGAGTCGTGATTTGGTGAAAATGTCTAACTTGAGTTGGCGGATGATTTGCTGAACGTCTTTTCGGTATTTCTGGCCTTTGTCGCTTATGTAATATTGGCTTCCCCGTCTTCGCCAGTAGGTATTCACCGACGGCGGGTATGGGAGCACAAACTGATATTCGTTCATGACTTAATCTTCCCCTCCTTCAGCAGTATCGCCTGCGTCCTGATCACGCCTTCGAGGTGGTAAAGTCTGGCGTCTTTGTTGTCGAGATTATGGGTGCGTCGGTCGATTTCATCGTGACACGCGCTACAAGCCCATGCGCCGATCAGGTCGTCAGGCTTCATTCCCGTTCCGCAAATTCCAGCCATCCGGTAATGTGCCAGAACTGTAGTTTCAGGATTGCCATTGCATACGCCGTAAATACGTACCTGGCATTCTCTGCCGCGCGCTTCTTTGCGTAGGTTAGCCATTTACCTTCCCTCGCAATTGAAGAATTGACTGAAGGTCTTTTTTAATAAATATGCGAGTGCGAATTGAGCAGTAGTTTTCCTTCATTCTGGCGTAGTAATAGTCTTTTCTTTGCTTAAGCTTGTTGGCATCCGCTGTCATCCAGTCTTTTACAGCAAACTTAATTAACCAGCGGTGGCAGAGATACCATTTCAGGTAATCACTCATCGTCTTCTTCCTCGTACATTGAGCTATTCGGATCGCTCATCAGTTCTGCGCAGCAGTGCTCACACACGTGAACTTCCAGCACATGCAGCTTCTGACCGCAGTTAGCGCACGTTAAAGCTCGCTCGACGCTTTCTTTCTGGTATTGAATGGATTGGGATGGGCTAAGCATTATTGGCGTCCTGCATCATGAGAAAGACAATCATGGCAGCGCGGAGTGGGTTTTCATCTTGAGTCATATGATATGGGGTACTATCACCGCCAACTTTTCTATGCGCTGCCTTCCATAATCCATTTTCTGGTGCTGGAATAATTCCAATTCTGTTCTCTACGATAATCGGCTCTGCGTCTGATGGGCTTTTACAGTAATCAACCGTTTTTATTGCATAACCAGTTTCGTCATCCCACTCAACACCAACGATTGATGTTCCCAACTTTGCGATTTCGCAATCTTCGGGAGCAAATCCACAGCAAATTGCCACTCGCTTGTTAATTTCAAAATCACTTAACTGTGAATAATCCATTGTCATTTCCTCGCACGATGTCTTAGCCACCGGATATCCCACAGGTGAGCCGTGTAATTGAAGGTTTTTACGTCAGATTCTTTTGGGATTGGCTTGCGTTTATTTCTGGAGCGTTTCGTTGGAAGGTATTTGCAGTTTTCGCAGATGATGTCGGTGATACTTCGTCGCTGTCGCATCATGCCGCTCTCCTGACGCCCCGCCCGATCGTCATCAATGTCGCTTTGGATACGGTAGTAAACATCCGTCGAGGACTGATGAACGGTCGCCAAATCAGCAGCATGGAACCTTTGCTGTTTCCCTTCTTCTCCAACCCTGTCGATGGTTCGATAAAATTAATCCGTCCATCAGTAATGATGCGAACTTCGTCAACACTCTCCAGAGCCTTGCTGAACCATCCGACAGACATATCCTCTGGCACAAGCATCACTATCGTCTGTCGCTGTTGTATGCACTGCTCAGCGGCTTTTTCCACCCACGGCCTGATATTGCTGTACGGTGGGTTATTCCAGATTGCACCGTGGCTTTCCCACTCAGAATTGAGCGCGTCGTCGGCCTCAGTTAGCCAGTGAGCACACAGAGCATTTTTGTCGCTCGCTGCCGAATCCAGCCAGAATCCAAACTCAATATCCAGTGCATCAAAAAGCCAAAGCGGCGTTTGCCAGCAGTCCTTGTCGTGTGCTGGCGTATTTGATTTGATAGTCATGCTGCCCGATCTCCCCATCGCGTTTTCCATTCGAGAGCCAGTCGCGCTTCGTCTGACCACTTAACGCCACGCTCTGTACCGAATGCCTGTATAAGCTCTAATAGCTCCGCAAATTCGTTTACACGCATCCTGCTGGTTGACTGGCCTATTACCACAAAGCCATTCCCGGCAAGGTTAGGAACAACGTCCTGCTGCTTTAATGCTGCGGTAAACACACACTTCCAGCTTTCTGCATCCAGCCAGCGACCATGCCATTCAACCTGACGAGAGACGTCACCAAGGCAAGCCCAAAGCTTTCGATTCTGGTCTAAGCTGCGGTTGCGTTCCTGAATGGTTACTACGATTGGTTTGGTTGGGTCTGGAAGAATTTGCTGTACCGCGTGAATAGCGTTTTGCTGATGTGCTGGAGATCGAATTTCAAAGATTAGTTTTTTCATGACTTCCCTCTCCCCCAAATAAAAAGGCCTGCGATTACCAGCAGGCCTGTTATTAGCTCAGTGATGTAGATGGTCATCAGAATCCTCCTTTCTTCTTGGACTGCGGTTCCTCGCGTTCACGGCGGCGCATTTCAGCAGACTGTTGGTCTGTGTCATAAATAGCGCCATTTGCCTGAATGCAATACACCGTGCCGGTATTGCCATGACGATTGAGACGAAGGATTAGTTCGGTTTCACCAGGTGGAACACTGTCATCAAAAGCACCTTCACGATGGATCCCCACCCAATAATCGCAATCCTGTTCAATCTGCCCTGTATCTCGTGAGTCACTTGGTAATGGGCGTTTATTGGTTCGGCTTTCCAGTGCGCGGTTAAGCTGTGTCAGAAGCACAACAACGCAATCAAGCTCTTTGGCAAGGTTCTTCAGTCCTTTGGTGATCATGCCGTAAGCAAGGTCGTTGCGATCGGCCTTTTCAGCGGTCATTAGTGTCAGGTAATCGACCAGAATCATGCCAACACATCCTTTTTCTCGCTTGATTCGACGGCTTTCGCTGACGATTTGAGCCAGAGATAATCCCGGCGTGTCGTCGATGTAAAGCATGTCGATTTCACTCAAGCGATTGGCTGTTTCGATCGCCCTGTTGAAGTCACCATCGTAATCACCCTGATAGCCGTCATCGGCGTCATTTGTCGCCGGAAGGTAAAAAATATTCGGGTTAACACCAGACTTCTGCCCTACCAGTTTTTCCAGTATCTGATCACCTGGCATTTCAAGGCTGAACATCAATGCGGGCTTTTTCTCATGCACTGCGCAATTGATTGCCATCTGGCTGTATAGCGTCGTTTTCCCCATCTTAGGGCGAGCGCCAATGACAAACAGAGAGCCTTTCACCAGACCTTTCGGTGACAGCATCCTGTCCAGCGATGGGATCCCTGTGCTCATTCCTCGTTGTTCGCCTGACGGGTCAAATCGCTTCTCAAGGTCGCTAACCCAGTCTTCCATGACCTCACCAAATGAGCGAAGGCCGCGACGCGATCCGGTTTTTGCATGGTCTGTCAGTTGCGTGAAAATCGCCTGAATAGCTTCGTACTTCTGCGTTGCAGTCATTCCGTTGCGGGAATAGAGCAATTCCGTCGCTTCAGTCATGCGGTTGATGGCGTAGCGTTCCATTGCGGTTTCACGAACCTGCATTGCATAGGCAACGATGTTTGCGGCGCTTGGCGTGTTCTTTGCGATCTCAGCGATATAAGCAAAACCGCCAACAGACGCCGTTAACGATTTACGCTCCAGTTCATCGAAAAGCGTCAGGCCATCTACTGGCTTTTGCTCCCGGTGCATTCTGGTTATTTCTTCGAAAAGGATTTTGTGTGGCCGGCTGTAAAATGAGTCAGGCTTCAGCATCGCCAGAACTTTCTGGACGCGCTCACTGCTGTCATCATCCAGAAGCAATCCACCAATCACCGCCTGCTCTGCCTCGATGCTATGGGGCGGCGCATAAAAATTATCGGTCATCGTGTTCACCCTCACGAACTTTCAGGTAGGTATTATCGTTAAGCAGGAAATCAAATCCCTTTTTGTGCCAGACGGTTCCGCGTTGATGGTTTGTGCGCTCTTCGAACATCCATCGGCAATTTTCGCCAACGTAGCTCAAATAATTTCTCCAGTCCTGCATCGTGAACCCATGCCCGTCAAGCTGGCGGGTTATCACTCCGGCTTTGCGCCAGAACGTTCGGATCTGGTTTTTACGCTTGTCATTCAGTGCGCGGATTCTTGGCGCTTCAGGAAGGATTTCGTGGTAAGCATCGACAACATCCTGACAGCTAACGGAAGGTTTTTTCTTGTCAGACTTTTTGTCTGCTGTGGCACTCTCTAATACGTCAGTATTAGAGATATTATTTATATTATTGTTTATGGACAACCGTTGGACAACCGTTGGACAATCTCCGCTGAGAGCCGCGCCATTACTGGTGTTTGCGTTGGACAACCGTTGGACAACCGTTGGACAATTTTTTGCCTGAAAATCGTCATATTTAACGATTGTAAACAGGCTAAATTTCTTCCCCATCGAGCAAATATTAAGCATACCTTTCGACTCAAAAGTCCGTAATAAGCTCCGAACTTTGTTGTCGGGGATGAATGTTTCTCTGACCAGCGACGGGCGTCCAGTTATCATCTGACCGCGATCAACAGTTATCGGACCGATATCCGTATTGACGACAGTAGATTCGTGATTAGCCTTGAGGATTAAGTGAAGCCAAAGATGTACTGCCTGAGAGTCCTTATAGAGCCTGCTGTCCATAAACTGGCGGTGTATAGAGACATACCCCATACTGGATGCCTCCTGATGTTGTACAGGGTTATGCCTGTAATCAGCTAACTTAACGACGCCCATGTTTCACTCCTGCTTTGGCTAGTCTGTAAACACCAACAAGGCGCTCTGCGAACGCCCTGTTATTTGCTGCGGCTACCACTAATCCCTCAGGTGAATCAGGGTGTCGAATCTCTTCTTTTTCCTGGTATTTCTTACGACGTTTTGTCATAATGACTCCTGTGGATTGATCCAGTAATTACCTCAGAATTCCATCTGGATTTGTTCAGAACGCTCGGTCTTGCACACCGGGCGTTTTTTATTGGTGAGTCCATCAAGCGCATACTTAAAAGCCCTGCTAATCGGACTGATGTCTGATGCCATTCCGAAAGCACACAAGACCGAAGCAATAAATCTCCAGTCCGTTCTGCTTATCTTCGATTCATGACATCCAATCATCTTTGCCAGACCGCGCTGGGTAAGCGTTGACAGGTTGATGAGTAAATCTGTTTCTGCGCGATCAACGTCGCGCTGTGATAGTTTGCTGTAACTTGTTTGTTCCATTTCTTACTATTTCCATAGGTAAATAATCACTAATACTCATCTTTCGATGAGTGATTAATTAGTTACCGCGTTGTCGGCGGTGCAGATTGATAAAGAGCGGATCCGCTTATTAAGCGGCTTTGTGTTCCGGTGGGAACACGTCATCAAGACTGACTTTTGCGCCTAACTTGTTTAGGCACGCAACAAGAGCACGGCATGTTTTAAGGTCTGGGAAGCGACGACCAGATTCCCAATGTCCGATAGCTCCCTGTGTGCATCCAACCGCCTTAGCAAGTGTTGTTTGAGAGATATTCAGTGACTCTCGATATTTTCGTAGGTTGCTCATATGCCCTCCATAGTAACCATGAAACAATAATACGATATGTACTTTTGGAATGCAAACAAAAAATACATCTTGTGCATGGATGGTTTTAGTACAGAGCGTAATAATAAGGATATGAAAATGAAATGGTATGAACTGGCTAGATCCAGAATGAAAGAACTCGGCATAACTCAAGAGAAGTTAGCTGAAGAGCTTGGTATGACGCAGGGTGGAATTGGTCACTGGTTGCGCGGATCTCGTCATCCATCTCTTGACGAGATTGGTGTGGTGTTTAAATACCTTGGTATTGATAACGTCTCATTCAACCACGACGGTACATTTTCACCTGTTGGCGAATACTCATCTGCCCCGTTAAAAAAACAATATGAGTACCCTGTTTTTTCTCATGTTCAGGCCGGGATGTTCTCGCCTGAGCTTAGAACCTTTACCAAAGGCGATGCGGAGAGATGGGTCAGCACAACCAAAAAAGCCAGTGATTGTGCGTTTTGGCTTGAAGTTGAAGGTAATTCCATGACCGCACCAACAGGATCCAAGCCAAGCTTTCCTGACGGGATGTTAATTCTCGTTGACCCTGAGCAGACTGTTGAGCCAGGTGATTTCTGCATAGCCAGACTTGGTGGTGACGAGTTTACCTTCAAGAAACTGATCAGGGATAGCGGTCAGCTGTTCCTACAACCACTAAACCCGCAATATCCAATGATCCCATGCAATGATAGCTGTTCCGTAGTAGGGAAAGTTATCGCCAGCCAGTGGCCTGAAGAGACATTTAGTTAACAGCCTCACCACTCTAAAACACACAACAATAACCCGACCTTAGCGTCGGGTTTTCTTTTTCCAAAATATAAATCAATAAAATACAAAGTGTTATAAAAAACTAACCGCATTTAGAACATTTTGTATTGACTCAATAAAGTACACATCGTACTATTTAGCCATCAGCAGGAAGCTGGAAGCCAAACGGAACAGATTGGCAGGCTCTTTAACTTCGATGGGGCGCTGACAAAGCGCAAACAGATACCAAACGAGATGGGTTTGGCGGTGTGGTGAAGGGTTCATGGACGGGAATATGTCGCACGTAAAGCGGCGAGGCCTGCGGGACTATTGCCGAATTGAAGTAGGCCGAAACAGGTCGAAATGGGTCTCCCACCTACCACACCACCAAAGCCATTTCACATGAGGAAAACATCATGACGGTAATCGTATGCGGGAAATCAACATTTGCAGGAAATGCCAAAACTCGCCGTCATGAGCGGCGCAGAAAGCTGGCTATTGAGCGTGATGCTATCTGTAACATCATTGATTCTATCTTCGGCACAGACAGTGAGGAACCTGTTCAGAAAGGCACGAGAAAGCGTTTAAGCCTTTCTGAAAAAGCAATATCACTCGGCAACATTCGTAACCAAAATACCGACGAATGCAGTGGAAGTATTTGCCTGCCAAACGTAGCTCTTTACGCAGCAGGCTACCGGAAATCAAAACAACTGACAGCGAGGTGACGATCCCCCGCCGTCGAGGAACTAAATTAGCTCATCAGCTTTACCAGCAAAGCGCATATAACACTCATGGAACCAGACGTCAGGTATAACAAATTTCTCTTTACCTGACGCGCTGTAAGTCACACCTGAGCGATGGAGAAGGCCTTTTCTCATAAGAGATAAAGCGACCGGATCGCCGTGCTTAAGTACGATTTTGTTATTTGCCATAACAGCAAATGCTAAAACCTCTTTTTCCTGAATACCCAGAGAATTGAACAGGCGCTCAGTCTCCACAATTACTTTGGCCTCATCTCTCTTACTGAGATATTTTTTATATCTGTCTGAAGATGCCAGAAATATAAACTCCATCACCCTGTTCAGAACATAACTGATACACAAAAGCATTGCGTAATACATCCAGTGATCTGGAAGTATTTCGGGGTTCCTTATATCTACCCACTCTTTAATTGATGCTGGGGTGATTATTATCAAGGCAATTAAAATAATAAGCATATGAATTAACTGTTGTAGCGTAAGACCACGCAGGAAGAAACGTAACAGTTCCTGCCACCAGTTACTCATCGGTGAATCTCCATCATTCTCTCTGTAGGGGGGTGAATAGAGTTTATCCGATTTCTCGCTGTAGGGGTACACGAGAACCACCGAGCCTGATGTGGTTAAAAGACAGGCACAATCTTTACTACAGCAAGCCACGCAGTGAAATGGGTGTGACTTGTGTTGGTCGCCAGAAAATGAAATTAGGCAGCAAACCACTTATTTGAGGTGAGATATGGAAGAAGAATTTGAAGAGTTCGAAGAGCATCCGCAGGATGTGATGGAACAATACCAGGACTATCCGTATGACTACGACTATTGATAAAAATCAATGGTGTGGACAATTCAAACGATGCAATGGATGCAAGCTGCAATCGGAATGCATGGTTAAGCCTGAAGAAATGTTTCCTGTAATGGAAGATGGGAAATATGTCGATAAATGGGCAATACGAACGACGGCAATGATTGCCAGAGAACTTGGTAAACAGAACAACAAGGCTGCCTGATGGTGGCCTTCATTTTTGGCATAAACAACAGAATAAATACTGCACTGTGTATTCATTCCAACGAGTGAATACACGGAGCAATGTCGCTCGTAACTAAACAGGAGCCGACTTGTTCTGATTATTGGAAATCTTCTTTGCCCTCCAATGTGAGGGCAATTTTTTATCTATGAGGATATGAACAGATGTCAAACATCAAAAAATACATCATTGATTACGACTGGAAAGCATCAATAGAAATTGAAATCGACCATGACGTAATGACAGAGGAAAAACTTCACCAGATTAATAATTTCTGGTCAGACTCTGAATACAGACTCAAAAAACACGGCTCTGTATTAAATGCTGTATTAATCATGCTAGCGCAACATGCTCTGCTTATAGCAATTTCAAGCGACTTAAATGCATATGGTGTTGTGTGTGAGTTCGACTGGAATGATGGAAATGGTCAGGAAGGATGGCCTCCAATGGATGGTAGCGAAGGAATAAGAATTACCGATATCGACACATCTGGAATATTTGATTCAGATGATATGACTATCAAAGCCGCCTGAGCGCGGCTTTACCGCATACCAATAACGCTTCACTCGAGGCGTTTTCGTTATGCAATCAAACAGAAGGAGCATCCTATGCAACAGTTCGCTATTGCAGGGGCGGCATCGGTTCGCCCTTTCAACCCGATTTTATCGGTACAGCATTCACGAAAAAACATTCTAACCGGAGCAGACTTTAAACAACCAAGAATGAAAAGTTTGCTCGAAAAGCTTTGGGATATTTTGAAACAACAAGGCCGCCCATGAGTTTTACAGATAACTGGTCAGACGAAGAATTCATTCGTCAGATGAACAAAATGCTCAATCAGCACAAAGAACAGGAGAAAGATGATGATTCTGACTCTGAATGATAAGCGTGAAATATCGCAAATCATCGCAAGTTTTACTGATGAAGATTACGAACGAATCAACAGTGAAGTTGATCGCCTCTGCAAACGCTGCGACCCAATAAGCGAAATGCTTCGCTCATATAAGCCAGATGAACACACTAAGGACGCTATCGACTGGCTGGAAGATGATGACTGTGACTATCAGGAAAAAGCCGCTGAATGGTTCTGGGATGCAATAACCGAAAGAGTTAAGGCTGAATATGCCTTCGCAATATTCAAACGCAGACACATTTATGGAGAAGCAGCATGAGCAATATCGTTGAATTCGTTAAACAGCAGGAGCAGTTATTCTGCGGAGCATTGACTGAACAGACGGTGACATGGGCTAAGGAAAGCCAGTTTGCAATTCAGTATTTCCAGAAAAATGATTACCTGGCTAAAACGGCACTGGCAAATCCAACCAGCGCACAGAACGCCATCATCAATGTTGCGGCGATCGGCATCACATTAAACCCGGCCAGCAAACTTGCTTATCTAGTTCCGCGCGACGGCATGGTTTGCCTTGATATCAGCTATATGGGATTACTTCACCTTGCACAGTCGACAGGATCAATTAAGTGGGGGCAATGTAAACTGGTGTACTCAAACGACACCTATGAATCAAACGGCCTTGATTCAGCGCCAACCCACAAATACAACGCATTTGGTGAGCGAGGCTCTATTGTTGGTGGTTATTGCACGGTTAAAACAGCAGATGGTGACTACCTGACTGAAGAAATGAGTCTGGCAGAAATTAAAGCTGTGGAAGCAACGAGCAAGGCAAAGAATGGACCGTGGAAGACATTCTGGGAAGAGATGGCGCGTAAAACAATAGTTAAACGCGCCAGCAAATACTGGCCTAAAGCCCAGCGACTGGATAATGCCATTCACCTGCTTAACGAAGATGAGGGTATGCATCAGGAACCGGTTATGCCGCACAAATCAGAGGAAGATATCCGCGAAGATGAACGGAAACGCCAGCAGGAAATAATGGAAAAAGCACAACTTCTTTGTGATGAAATGGCTCAGGCTGAAAACATGGATGATTTGAAGAGATATTTTGCAGAAGCATATCGCCTGACATCTGGAATGAAATTGCAGCAGAACGTACAAGCCATTTACGCAGAATGCAAAGCGAAACTGGAGGTTGCCAGTGAGCAAACTGTATGAAATTGCCAATGAATACGCAAAGCTGATAGATTCAGATTTAGAGCCAGAGATGATTGCTGACACAATAGAAGGCATGGAAGGAGAATTTACCGATAAAATAGAGCAACTTCTTGCCATTATTAAAAATGAATCTGGTTATGCTGAACGCCTCAAGGAAGAGGCACAGTCACTAAATGAGCGAGCCGCAGTAATTCAAAATAAGATTGACAGCATTATGGCGTATATAGCGTCATCGCTTGAAATGGTTGGCAAGAAAAAGATTCGAGCAGGTATTCACCAGGTAACAATCCGCAAACCGTCAGAAACTGTAGAAATCATCGACTCAAGCGCCCTTCCTCCTGAATACGTTGAGTTTGAAACGACAATTAAAGCCGACAAACTGGCAATCAAACACCAACTAAAAGCAGGAATAAATATCCCCGGCGCTCAACTCAAAGTTGGGAAACCTTCACTTCTTATCAAATAACGGTATCGCCTATGAAAAAGACTCCATGGGAGAAATGGGAAGTCGATTTCTTGCGCGAAGTAGCGGCGACAATGCCAGTTGGAGTTATCGCTGAAAAACTGGAAAGGACTGAAAAAGCAGTAATGGCGAAAGCAACAAGGATTGGCGCTGACATTGTTAGCCGACTTCGTGGAAGACGATGGACAAGAGCCGAAGTATCACTTTTCGGTAAGTTCTCCGCAGAAGAAATAGCAATTGCAACCTGCCGCTCAATTTATTCGGTAAGGGCTATGCGATACAAGCTAAAAAAACTCGATGAAAAAAGAGCAGGCATACAAATAAATTAACATGGAGTAATTAACAATGAAGCTAAACATCGACCTCGGTAAATACGTTATTACTGGAACAAAACACGACCTGATTCTTAATGAAAGAGGAATTATCAAAGAAGGTGAGAATGCAGGGAAAGAAACACTAAGCCGTATCGGTTATTACAGCAAGTTTGAGCATCTGGTCAAAGAGTTATGCAACCGTGAAATCCTGTTATCTCAGGCGCAGACGCTACAGGATATTCAGCAGCATATCGAAACTTTAGGTATGTCACTTAGCATGGCTATTGACCAGTTCGTGGAGAGTAAATCATGAGAGGACTTGCATACAATCCCGGCATTCTTCCAGCAGAAATGATTATTCGCCAACGCGTAAAGCCAATGCCATCGAGAGAGGAATTACTTAAGCGAAACTCGTTTCCATCAGTGAATCAAAACAAACATCTGAATGCGATGTGGCGCAAAGGAGGCGACCAGTGAGCAAGATTGACTATCAGGCACTGCGTGAAGAATTTCAATACATGCAGGAGCATTACAGCGATCCTGCGGATCGTGAAAAACAGGAACTTTATATTTACGCAGAAACGTTGCTGTATGAACTGGATAAAAGCCAGCAATACATAAAACGCCGCGACCAGGAGAACGAGGATATTGCGCTAACGGTTGGGAGGCTGCGTGTTGAGCTGGAAGCAGCAAAAAAGCGCATAGCAGAACTGGAAGCCGAACCTGTAAGCCAAACTTACAAGTTGAACGAGCTGTCGGGCAACTATCCGGTAACTCCGGATGGTTGGATAAGCTGTAGTGAGCGAATGCCCGCTCAAGATGATTGGATTTTAATTTATTCAAAGCACGGCGAGTATATGGCAGGACAGGTACAAGGGGAATACGTGGAGTTGAGCGACGGCACTTTATCGTGGTTAGGGAACGCCTTGTACTGGATGCCTCTACCGGAACCGCCGCAGGAGGTTAATTGATGGTCTCCTTCGCGAAATATACGATTATTGACTGGATAGCATTCATTCAGGTTTTGCTCATCTGGTTTTATATGGCTTACAGGAGTGGACAGTGGATTGTCAGTGTAGCCTGTAGCAATGGATGGCGTTGGTGGAACCGAAAGAATAAAAAAGCGCTGGCCTTGGCTTCGTTTTACGAAGCATTCAATCTTAACAGTCTTCAGCCTGGTTCTGTCGTTGTAGTCACCACTCAAAGCGGCATGACGATACAAATTCACAAGCCAAAGGAGGAAGGTCGTGGCTAACCTGCAACTTGCCGTTAAAGGTGAATACTTCGATGCCATGATTCGCGGAGAGAAAACGGAAGAGTATCGCCTGTGTAATGACTACTGGAATAAGCGAATTATGTTCCGCGAGTATGACCGCCTGATTATCACAAAGGGATATCCGAAGCGCGACGATTCCAGCCGCAGAATTGACGTCCCGTATGAAGGGTATGAAATCAAGACAATCACACATCCGCACTTCGGCGATAAACCGGTAAAGGTTTACGCGATAAAGGTAAATATCGGCAATAAATAACAATCCTCGCACTCGCGGGGATTTCTTTTATATGGGGATAATATGACCATCCACTTTCACGGCAGCCCAATATGGGGGGATGAGCATGCCCCTACAGATATGCTGATTAAAGCCCTTTACCGTGATGGTGGGGCTTTTGTTTCATTTGCCAGACCAGAGCAGATGAAAAAGATTGCCATGTTCCCTTGTGATATACGCCTTGATAACGGCGCTTTTAGCGACTGGATGAAAGCATTAAAGAAAGGCACTCCGGTAGACTGGAGTAAGAGACGAGCAAAATTCTACGACTTTGTTGGGAAGTGGTTCAGCAGAATTGAATGGTTTCTTATACCTGACGTTATCGAAGGGACAGAGGCAGAAAACGACGAGCAGATTGAGTGTGTTCCTGATTGGCTAAAATCAAAAGCGGTTCCTGTCTGGCATACCGACGAATCAATTGAACGTCTTTTACGCCTTTCTGGCAAATTTGAATGGGTGGCGATTGGATGCTGCGGCCCACACAGGCACATACGCTCTAAATGGTGGGAACAGAGAATGGATGAAGTTTTCACTGAACTTTATATCAATCGTAATTTGAAAGTGAAAATTCATGGTCTTCGAATGCTCGACGTGAGAGTTCTTGGTATGTATCCGTTCGCCAGTGCGGATTCTACTAATGTTGCTGTTAACGTACCGAAGACAGAGAAGCGATTTCCTGAGATTACCGACAAACTGGCACGTACAGCTGTACTTCGCGCTGCTATTGAAAAGGTGCACCCGCCATCGATATCAGCATGGGTAGACAGAAAGATGAGAGAGCCGGCGCAAGCCGGTTTTTTATTTGAATTCACCGACGCCGCTTAATGCGGATTTCTTTTATCTGAACTCGCTACGGCGAGTTTTGTTTTATGGAGATGATAAATGCACTTCCAAGTCACAGGTGAATGGAATGGAGAGCCATTCAACAGGGTTATCGAAGCAGAGAACATCAACGACTGCTATAACCACTGGATGATATGGGCGCAGATAGCGCATGCAGACGTAACCAATATTCGAATTGAAGAACTGAAAGAACACCAATCCGCCTGA